GCCTTACATAACACATTAATGCTTTTTTTGTCATGTAAGGGGAAATGCTTGTCAGGTGTGACTATCGCTCTCTTGACGATACCCTTTTCCTTCATATAACCTCTTATTGTCTTGACTTAACTTTTGCGATTATTTTACTTAATTCTTTTGCTCTTCCTGGACTATCGGATCTAGCCCATTTAGAGTCTAGCATCTCCTCAGATGCATCTTTATATTGTTCGGTTTCTAATAAATAAATTGTTTTTTTAAATTTAGAAAATCCATTAACTCCAATTTGATAGCACATATTAGTAACTACAAATTTTACATCCTCTGGACTATCTTTAAACCATGAAAAAGTTGCTATTATTTGCTCTAGCAATCTTTTTAATTTTCTCATAAGGATTAAATCTGCTATATCCTCATCTATAACTAAATCTTTTACTGCAAACCCATACCCTATAGTATCATAGCCTTCTGTGCATTTATATACAGAAGATTTAAAGCCTTCATGTTTCTTAATCTGTTTTAGAAGATTCACTTGTTTTTCTGAAAATTTTATTAAATCTTTCCTTATAATCCTCATCACATTGATAATCCATTCGTGGAAAACTTCCTTTCCCTGTTTTATTTATACCTAGTTGAGAACCATTAAACTTTTCTACTCCACCATTTCTAATTTTTTTTAATAAATCTTTCATTTCTTTTTTGCCTTAGATTTCTTTTTAGGTTTTGTTTTAGGTTTAGGTTGTTCAATAATAGTAGCACTTGGGTTTATTCTGTCTAATACTTGCACATACCCTTTTACTTTTAATTCTGCAACTTGTTTAACGACATCTCTATCACTATTATCTTCTGAAATTCTTTTTACTCTTTTATCTTTTTTATACCAATATTGAGCCATTTTTCTCCTTTATTATATGGGGATAGAATTAACCACCCCCATATAATTATTATAAGGTTAAGATTAGTCTTTATTCTTAAATCTATATCCTTTTTTATTGCTTGAACTATCAACAAGTTTGCACCCATATATTGTATCAGCTACAACTTTAGTACCAAGAGCATCAATAGAATATTCTGCTTGAACTCTTACATTTTGTTGAACTGCACATACAGCAGCAGACTTATGGAAAATCGCACCTGATGTTGTTGATGAAGTTCCACCTGAAGATATAGTATTAGACATATAAGTGTTTATACCAAATAATCTACCCATGAAACCTTTTGTTCCACCTGCATTTAAGACAGAACCATCTCCACTTGCATCTGCTCTCCAAAAGTTTCGAGAGATACCTGCAGCAGGGTCTAAGATGTCAGCCATCAATGTTGGATTAACTACAAAAGAACACCCACCATCCATATAAGGAACATCATTCTCGCCTAAGTTTGCTAATGCTGCCTGAAATTCAGCATCAGGCATAGCATCATCAGCAGCAAGTTCAGTTCCCTCGTTAATGCCATCTAGCTCACCCCAAATATCAGCATCTAAAGCTCTAGCAAGAGCTTCGCCAAACATTTGAGTATATTTTGCTACTAAATCAGCATTTGCTTGAATTTGAAGTATATCTTCAAATAACATAGCATTATACTTATGTTTGTTTATTGCTAATTGAGTTACTGTTGTTGCTGTTGCATCATAAGTTACCAATGTATCGATAGCTTTGTCTGATGAAGCATCAAAATCAATTTGTGGGATATTAACTATATCTCCACTACCTTTTACTAAAGAAGAATAATCTTCAATCAAAGCCTTGAAAATTGTTCCTCTTTCAAAATATCTATAGATACCATTACTCCACAACTCAGGGACAAAATCATCTGCACTTGAGGTTGTGTGAGCAGCACCTAACATTCCACCTGTTATTGCCATCTTTAAACTCCTTGCTCTTTACGAGCTGTTATTTTTTCACAGCCGAAGCTATGATGTCATTCCATTTATCCCTTCGTTCCTTGGCATCCATCTTAGTCCAATCTTGATTATAGTCTTTATAATCTTTTCTAGGATTCCCTGCTACTTCAGGAGCATTTGGTTTGACATTGTTAATTTTATTAGTTACATATTCAAGAGTTTCTAAATCTAATTTAGATAAAGACTCTCTTTCATCTTCAGGATGGTTCTCTAGTAGAGTTGCTCTTTTAGTTTCCTCATACTTGTCCCACTTTTCAGCATTATTAGTTAAACTTTCGACCTTAGAAGAAGCCTGTTCATATAAGGTTTTAAATTCTTCTTTTTCTTTAAGTTTACTTTCTTCTGCCTTAGCAAGACTTTTTTCTAATTTTGCTAAACGAGTTTCAGCATCCTGAGCTCTTTTTCTGTACTTCTTGCTTTCTGCAATATACTGCTCATTAGAGCTATCTTGAGTAGTTTCTGTAGCAGAACTTTCACTAACTGTTTCTGTAGCTGCTTGTGTGTTTTCTTCGGACATGCTGTCCTCCATTTTTATTATAAATTGTATATTTGTTCAATATACATAACCTTAAAATATTAAATTATTTTATAAAAAACAATAAAATTTAAGGTTTTTTTAAGAAAAACTTTGTTTTTTTTAAATAAATTGCTCAAATTATAAAGGCTCTTTTTGCCTAATATGGAAAATGTTGATATAAAATTTAAAGATAATTGGTTTAATTTCATGGGGTATAAGCCACATCAAGGACAACATAAATTACATTTTCCTGAAAAAGATAAGGCAAGATTTACTGTTGCAGTATGTGGAAGAAGGTGGGGAAAAAGTTTATCTGCTTCCATGGAAGCATCTGCAATCCTAGCCAAAGAGAATACAAGGGTTTGGGTTGTAGCTCCTACATATGATCTATCTGAAAAAATATTTAGAGAAATTTGGCATCATATGGTAGTTAATAAGGCTATGCAAACAAGAAGAGCTTCTTTTAAAGAACAATTCATAGAATTCGAATGGGGATCAGTATTAGAAGGCAAGTCTGCCGATAGGCCTGATTCATTAGTTGGTGAAAGTTTAGATCTGCTTATTATAGATGAATGTGCAAAGGTTAAAAAAAACATTTGGGAAATGTATTTAAGACCTACTTTAAGTGATAGAAAAGGCAGAGCAATATTTATAAGTACCCCAGAAGGTTTTAATCATTTATATGATTGGTATCTAATGGGACAAAAAGACAATAATTGGTATTCATTTCGTTCCCCATCGTGGGAAAACGATGTTATATTTCCTGATGGAGAATTTGATGAAGATATTCAAGAAGCTAAAAGAAATGTTACAAAAGAAATATTCGATCAGGAATACAGAGGTCTTTTTACTTCGCTTTCAGGTAGAGTTTATTCTTTTGATAGAAATATTGACATGGGGAATTATCCTTATGATCCTAATCTACCAACTTTTTGCAGTATAGACTTTGGTTATCGAATGCCATCTGTTGGTTGGTTTCAAACTTATAGAATTGAGGGTAAGTGGCATATAAACATGATCGATGAAATATCACACAGAACAAATGTAAAAACAGATGAGTTAGTAGAAGCTATAAAGAAAAAGCCATATAGCATAATAAAATATTATGGAGATCCTGCTTCTAAACAAGTTCAAGGGCAATCTGGACTTGGAGATTGGGAAATATTTAGAAGAAAAGGAATCTCTGTTGAATCAATGAGAGATAGAACAAGTAGAAGCATTGCTTCTGGTGTATCTCATGTAAGAAGTTTCATGGAAAATGCTAATGGAGAAAGATTTGTGCATTTAAATAAAAAATGTCAGGGAACAGCAGAAGATTTTGAAATGTATAGATACCCAGATGAAAAGCAGGGAAAAGCCCTTAAACCTGAACCATTGAAAGATGGGTACAGCGACCATGGAATGGACATGGTTAGATATTTTTTTATAAATAGATTTCCAATTAAAGATAAACAATTTAAAGTGAGGAGAAGATGATTTATAATCAGAAGATGTCAGTAGAAGAAATAATAAAAGAATCTGTAAAAGAGATTAAACTTGGGAAAGCACAGTCAAGAAGAAATGACATAAGAAAGCTTTTAGATTTTTATTCAGGATCAGAAATAGATAAATATGTTCAAGATTTCTTTCAAGCTGATCAATTTAGAGAAATTCCTCCTTACAATGCTAATATAACAAGAAGATTTATAAATAAATTAAGTCAAATATATACAGTAGGGGCTAAAAGAAAAGTAAATAAACAATATGATTTATTAACATCTAAAAAAGATGTTAGGTTCAAACACATTGAAAGAATGACTAGGCTTATAGGAACAGTTGCTACACAAATTATTTATAAAGAAAATAATGGTTCTCCTTATTTTGATTATAAACCTGTTTATTATTTTGATGTGCATTTAAAAGATGCTTTCACTCCATCTGCAATAATGTATCCACTTCTAATGAAATGCGATGATGTTTCTTATATGGGTAAATTAGAATGGGCTTATTGGGATGAAGCAATCTATGCCCACTATGATGAATATGGAAACATAATAGATGAATATGAACATGGGTATGGAGTTCTCCCTTTTGTTTTTACTCATAAAGAAGAACAGATAGATGATTTTTTTGTAGAAGGAGCTTCTGATATTTGTGGAGCAAACTTGCAAGCCTGTATTACCTTGACAGAGCTTCAATTGGGGCATAGATTTCAAATGTTTGGCCAGGCTTATACAACAGGAGTCTATACAGATAAACCCATGCAAAGAATGGGTTCAGATAGAATATTAGACCTACCTGAAGGTGCAACATTTAACATAGTATCCCCTGGTGGAGATCCAATGGCTGTAATAGAATCATTGAAATTTCAAATAGAACTTGTAGCCCAAAATAATCATTTATATGTGCAATTCGCACAAGATGGTGGAGAAACACCATCAGGTCTTGCTCTTCGCATAAAAGATTTAGATAGATTTGAAGATTATACTGATGACATTGAACTATGGAGAAGTTATGAACA